TTAGTTTTTTGCCGACGGCGTACGCGCATCCTCGATAATTTTTTCCTGCCATGCTGCGATTGCTGTCGAATCCCACACCACCGCGCGCGGCCCCAGGCTGATTGGCGCAGGGAAGGTGCCCTTCTTGATGCGGTCGTAGATTGCCGTGCGCTGGATGCCGACGATCTCGATCACCGAGGGCAGGCGCAGGAATTTTCGAACTTCGGTCATAGTGCTCATGATGTGCTTTCCAGTTGTTTCAGGGGTTTGATCAGGTCGAGCTGGCGCGGATCGCTTTTATCCAGCACGTAGATGTAGGTCATGCCGGCCGGCGAGCGGTCGTCGCAGTCCGGCTGGTCGTTGGCCACGGCCAGCGCGGCGGCCGTTGAGCACACGCCCACAGAGCGCTCGAACAGGCAGCCTTCGCAGCTGGGCGCGTTCGCTTCCTGCGCTTTGAAGCGCACGGTGGACGGGATGACCGGTTCATCACGGTCACCGCGCCATTTGTCGCTGGTGATGCACTTGGTCATGCAAACATCCTCCCTTGCGTTCTTTCCGCCTCCAGCGCTGCTGCGCATGCAGGATTAATCCACACCACCTCTGTTCTGGCTTTGCCACCATCGGCGACATGGCGCCGCTCATGTCGGATCCAATCCGGATACAGATCGTCGTCATACAGCTGGCTCGGATATCCCGATAGCACCACCATGCCGCGCGCCTGGCGCAGCGTGCCAGCCAGCGCACGATGATCGTCGTCGGTCATTTCATGACGGTAGCCATGCGTTTTGTTCGATCGGCCTACCAGCGATGACCTGGTGCTATGGCAGTAGGGCGGATCCGCGTAGATAAGCGTGTTCGGTGAGTCCATGCGTTCAATGACCTCGATTGCGCTGCGGTTTTCTATAACTACACCCCGCAAGCGATTGGTGAATGAAGGGATCGCATTCGACCAGGTGGAGTACTCCACCGAAGGCAGCACGCGGCCGTCGCTCAGCTTTGAGCGAAAGCCCGTGCGGCAGGAGCGCGTCGCTGAATCGGAACCGTGGCCCATGAAGGACTTCACTATCGTTTTGTGGGCCGCGTCCATATCACTGATGGCCGCCTCGTAAGCCCAGTCGAATTCTTGCCGTGCAAACGGCGTGAGTTCCACCAGACGTTGCAGCTCGAGCGCTTGCAGGGGATCGCGCAGCAGCCGGAATAGGTTGACCACGGTACCGTCCAAGTCGTTGTAGCATTCGGCACCCACGCGAGGCTTCTGCAGCAGCACCGAGGCGGCGCCGCCGAACGGCTCCACGTACACGACGTGGCTCGGGAAGAAAGTCAAGATCCAGGGGGCCAGGCGGAACTTACCGCCGTGATAGCGCAGCACCGGGCGCGTTGGGGCGCTCATGGTGCACTCCGGACACAGGTGACGCAGCGGCCGTACTGGCGCAGCTGGCGCGCCGTGGTGGCCTTGCCGCAGGCGCAGCGCTTACGCGTCAGTGTGTAGAACGGCCCCTTCTTGTTGGCCAGGTGTTGCCTTGTAATTTGAGCCGGGTTGGCAATCATGCTACGATTCCCTTTTTACATGGAGGCGCACCATGTGGACCTGCAAACGATGCACCGTTGATCTGAAATTTTCCGAGGTTGAGCCGGCTGTCGACCACTTCGGCTGCTATTTCCTTTGCCCGCGCTGCGGGTATCGAAACAAGCTGAAGAACGTTGGCCGTCCGGACGGTGATTTTGAGTTGGTCCAGACAGGCGACTAAATTTCGCAATGTCATGCCACCCTCGCAATCTCACGCTCATGCGCGAAGTTGGCGAGGATCAGTGCCTTGGCCATGGGTGGGCAGACTGAGTTGCCGCACATGCGCACCTGGGCGCTCTTCGTCAGTTTCAGGCCCTGGGCCGGGTCGTCGCCGATGATGTAATCGTCGGGAAATCCCTGGGCCCGGAACAACTCGCGCGGCTGCAGCATGCGCAGGCCGATGTCCACGATCTGATAATCCTGACCGTGGATCGTCACCAGGCCGAAGCGGTCACGGCTGGTGACGGTGGCAAGTGGCCCGTCGATCTCGGGCGCCTGGTCGGTACCGTAATACGACAGCAGGAAGGCGCGCACCTCGGCGTGGTGCTGGCCGCCGGCGCTGATCGTGCCCAGCGGCTCGTTGGTACCGGCCGCCGTGCTGGTGCCGCGCAGCTTTATCATGTTGCTCGTGACCAGTGCCGACTTGCCGCCACCGCCGGCCATGACCGTGCCGAGCGGCGCATCGGCGGCGTGGCCAACGCTTGCGCCCATGTCGCGCTGGATATGCGCCGATACCATGCTGAAATGGCCGCCCTTGACCTGTGCGCAGATCGTGCGCAGCGGTTCGTCTACCGACATCACGCGCTGATTGCTCGCGTTGGCGTGCTCGGTCAGGAATGCCGTCACCAGGCTGTGGTGGTCGCATGCGGTGACTGTGCCGATAGGGTCAGTCAAGTCCGACCCGACGACGCCCGTGTAATGCTTGGCCAGGAACGCGGTGGCCACGGCCTTGTTGCCGCTTGCCGTCACGGTGCCCAGCGGAGCCTCGACGGCGTGCGCGCCAGCGCCCCAGCGCTTCACGCCGCCGGGCGATACCTCGCCGTGCGCGGCGTCGACCAGCACAGCCGTCACCAGAGCTGCGTCGGCTTTCGACGTGGCGGTCGCAGTTGGCTCGTTCAGGCCGCGCGGGCGGCTCTGACCAGCACGGCCGCCGACGCCGGTCAGCAGCGCCGATACCAGCGCATGCTTGCTCTCGCCCACCACCGTGCCCAGCGGCTTCTCGATATCCAGCGCACGCGGTGCCTGGCCCTTGCGTTCGCCGTAACCCACCTGCACCAGCGTGGCCACGCCCAGCGCCTTCTCGCCGCGGTGCGCGCCAGTGATGGTGCGGAACGGCTCGCCGATGGATTCGGTGCGGTCGGCGCCCTGGTGTGTGACCGGGACGATGGTTGGCGCCACGACAGAAAAGCCTGGCGCACTGGTGATGGTCCGCAGGGGTTCGGCCGCCTCCCACACGTTCGGGGCCCTGCCGGTGGTCTTGCTGTTGGCCGTGTTCACGATAAACGGATCGGCCGCGTCGACCACATAGCGCATGATGCCCTTGGCGATGCGGCGCAGCGTGGCCGGCGCCAGCGGCTTGTCGCGCTCGAAGATGCTCGGGCACGGCAGGCTGAAGTCGATGCACTCGGCCGCCGTGCGGTACGGCAGCAGCTTGCCGGCGCGCACGCCGATGCTGTCTGGCGCACCATGGGTAGGCTCTGGCCACTTGATGGCGATGCCGTCGCGGCGCGCCACCAGGAAGAAACGCTTGCGGATTGTGGGCGTATCGTGGTCGCAGCCTCGCATTTCACGGTAGTCGACGGTGTAGCCGTGCCCGCGCAGCTGACGGATGAACGAATCGAACGTCTTGCCCTTGTTCGCCGGATCCGGCTTGGCGCTGCCGTCGGCCTCGACCAGTAGCGGGCCCCACGTCTTAAATTCCTCGACGTTTTCTAGCATGATGACGCGGGGCTTGCACTTGGCTGCCCAGCGCAACGTCACCCAGGCCAGGCCACGGATGCGTTTTTCGACGGGCTTGCCGCCCTTGGCCTTGCTGAAATGCTTGCAGTCCGGCGACAGCCAGACCAGGCCTACGGGGCGGTTGCCCGTCACCTTGATCGGATCGACGTCCCATACGCTTTCGCACAGGTGCGTGGTGTGCGGGTGGTTCGCCGCGTGCATGGCCAGTGCTTCGGGATCGTGATTGATGGCGATGTCGACCGGGCGGCCGAAAGCCTGCTCCAGGCCGGTGCTGGTACCGCCGCCGCCGGCGAAGTTGTCGATGATCAGCTCATTGCCCAGGTCAAGGGACATGGTGAAGAGGTCGCGCTTCATGGGCGCACCTCTGCCACCTGGCGACGAACCACCAGTACCGGCATGGCGCCCGCCACGCCGCGGAAGTGCGGCGCCGCTACTTGGCCAGCCGGTGCCGTCTGGATGCCCAGCAGCGCGGCGCGGGAGGCTTCCTTGAGTACGTACATGATGCCGTCGAGGCGGGCGTGGCCCTGGATGCCGCGCGAGAAGATCATGCGCAGGCGGCTCTCCATGCCCGCTTCTTCGATATCGAAGCCGGCTCGCTCTGCGATCTGGTAGAAGGTGCCGGGGCCGGCGATCAGCGCCTGCAGCAGGGCGTAGGAGCGGCTGCTGGGTTTCGGCAGTGGCAGGCGCCTCATGCTGCAACTCCTTCGGGAGCGGCCTGCAATTTCGATGCGTCGTATTTCTCGATTCCCCAGGCCAGTGCATAGCAGCACCAGACGAAACGGTGCGAGTATTCCTCGCTGTCCACCTCGTAAAAATCGGGGAAAACGAGCTTCCCGTTCCAGACAAAATCCATCGCTGCGCGGTAGGCCGCGTCGGCGCCATCATCCGCATGGTCCAGCACTTCGGATTGAAGCTCATCGCGCAGGCCGTGCCCGAGCTTTCCAGCCAGCCCCCGCTGCTCAATCCAGTCCATGACATTCGTCTTGAATTTCTCGGCAGAGTACTTCCGATAACCGTCGTGGTCTGTCGCCTGAAGCTTTTCGCCCCAGTACGAGAGGTTGACCGCCAACTTGGCGCCGTTGCGTTTTTTGTACTCCCGATCTGTGCGGAAGAACTCAAACATGTCGGTCAGTCGCTGAAACACGTAGGTTCCCATGTCGCCGGTGTAGCAAAGGTAGCCCGGCCAGGTGATCAGGTCGAAGTGCATGCAGCTCGTGCCCGGCTTGGCGAACCGAATATGTCGGCTCACGCCGTCTTCGCGGATCACGGTCATCGCATGCTCGGCGACGTCGCGCAGGAATTGGTCTTCAGGGAAGGTGGCGCTCACAGCACACCGCCTTTCGCATCCAGCAGCTGCTCGAGCTCGCGCTCCAGCCGGTTGCGGGTGGTGATCAGGCAGCTGGCCTGGATGCGGCGACCGGTCTCGATGCTGGTCAGGCGGTCGATCTCGGCCTGCGACGCCACGCTGCCGGCGCCCCAGCCCAGGACCAGCACGGACAAGAGGATGATGGCGGCGCTGGCCGCTGGTTCGATTTCGCCCAGGCTCATGGCCAGGCTGCCGGTGATGGCGCCGATGATGGCCACAGCGATCAGCAGGTAGATGTTGATCTTGAATTTCATGCTGCACCGCCTTCCAATGCGGCGAGGGCGGACTTGAAGTTGAAGCGGGACATGCGCGCGTCGGCCTGGGCCTGATCCATGCCCCAGTTGTGCATGAACATGGCGCGGATCTCGACGACGAGCTCGCTGTCCTCGGGCCACAGTTCGGCGTCGAGCAGACTGTCGGCGATGGCATCGATTGCCATAGCTGACGCGGTGTTGGTCAGGAAGGGGATGGGAACGTGCGTTTTGTGCAGGTCGGCAGGGCTGGTGGCGTGTGACATTTTCTCTCCATCGGTTGAGGTGGTGCGTCGATGGATGAATAGTAGCACTGCTATTTTTTCAATGCAATAGCAATGCTATTTAAAATTATTATTTTCATGAGAAATAAAAAAGCCCGCACGATGGCGGGCTTTTGCTTGTTCAGTTTTTAGCTTATGTGGGGAATGGCTCACCGCAACGGCGACACTCCTGCGCGTCGCCCGCGCCCATGTGATGACAGTTTCTACAGATTGATACTGAATTGCTTGTAGCACCTGAATCAACCGGATCTGCCGCGGATTGTTCTTGCTCGACTGGAAGTGCATCATTATTTTGGGGTTTCGAAATCGACGAAAAACCCACTAAAATTGCTCCGACAACTGACAGTATTCCGGAAAAAATGAGGAAGCTCTGGCGTTTTGCTATCAGGTCAATGTTGGACACCCGCATGTCAGGCGAGGTTACGCCATATCCGTAATCCCTCGCGGCCACACCAACAGTCGTGTCCATAAAAAGGCAGAAAGTTGCTAGAATTAGGCCTGCTACAAGTATCAAAATTCCTGCCAACTTCATATACGCTCCGTTTCCCTTTTGACGACCCTGCCGACTACGAGGCATTCACTATTACTACAGCGTTTCCGTCGATACTTCTGTTGGTCTGGATTGTCAGATGTAAGCCACCAATCGCCAGACTCACGCATGAAGCGCTTAATCACAGCCTCACCTTCGTAATTTACTGCGAAGACCTTGCCATCAATGATCTTTGTGTCGGCCGTATTGACAATCACCAGATCGTCGGCATAAAGATTGGGCTCCATACTCTCACCTTTTACTGACATTGCTATCAGTTTGCTAGGATTGAAGCCGTTCCTGTCCACCCAGTTTTTACTTACACTCAATTTGCTACCGTCGTAGATTTCAGGAACTGTTTGAAAGCCAGTTACGCCTGCGGATAGTCGCAGCTGAACCTTCGGAATCTGGTAAAAATCCGGGTTATTGGGATCAGCCAAGATTACATCTTGATACTCGCCAGCTAGTTCCCGCACGTCAAGTTGCGGCGCCAATGTCGCCGATTGCGAAACATAGTCGATCTGAGAAGCGAGAGTAGGGCTGAACGCGTGCACTTGCACACCAAGCCCGCGCGCAAAGGCTGTGGCCGCCTTGATGTTTAAAGGTCGGTGGCCTGACAGATACTGCCAAACCATACTTTGAGACCCAAGTCCGTGCTGGGCGCCAAATTCTGCTTGCGACACTTTTGGCTCGCGCGCGGCGAACAGCTCCTTCAGTCGCGCGGCGTCTTCAAGCTGCCAAGGTTCAAGTGTCTTTGTTTCGTTTTTCATGTTCAAAGTATAGCAATGCTATTTAATAGAGCAACGAGCATTGCTATTGACTTGTGCAATAGCAATGCTATTATTGCGGCATGAACCTCTCAACCTACTTGGCAGACTCGAAGATCCGAAAGGCTGACTTCGCCCGGCTTCTCAAAATTTCCCCAGCAGTGCTTCACCAGTGGCTGAAAGGGATTCGACCTATTTCAATTCGATATTGCGCCGCAATCGAAGGTTTGACTAACAAGCAGGTAACCAGGCAAGAGCTGCGACCTAACGATTGGAACTTGATTTGGCCTGATCTCGTCGCCGCTTCTGGTGGGGCGTTGGTCCTCGAAGTGTCCAACATTCAACAGAAACCAGAGTAAACCACCCCGAGGAATAAATCATGCGTATTGAGTCGCACAAAACCCTGATCGGCATCCTGCGCGAGCACGTGGCCGACTGGCGCCGGGCCGCTGGGCTGTCGAGCGCGAGCGCCATCGACCTGATCGTCGCGGCGCATGCGCAAGTCGGCGGCCCGGCCGTGACCGGTATCCGCTTCGATGCGCACACGGACGAGTTCCAGCGCATGAAGAACAACAGCGACCGCGTGCTGCGTTGGCTCGACGACGAGACCAAGGACACCAATTTTTTACCGGCGAACTTCGTTTTTTCCATCCTCGCCGGCATGCCCGATGACGCTCGCGTGCACTGCCTGAACGACATGCTGCGCCGCTTCGGTCTGTGCGTGCGTGCCATCGAGTCGAGCGACGAGGCGGGCTTGGCCCTGGGTGATATCTGCGACTTAGCCAGCGCCGACGCTGACGCGCTGGCGTCGCTGGCCAATGTCATCGCGGCGCCCACCCAAGCCAACTATGAGATTGCGCTACGCAAGGCGGCCCGGGCGGCCGAGAAGAAGGCGCGTATCGTCCGCATCCTCACTGGCGCGCGCAAGGCCTTAGCCCGCACCAAGGACGTGTTTCAGCGCGTAATGCACCCGACGCGGAGAACGAAGGAGAAGGCATGAGGCCGAGTGCAGGAGGCGTAGCTGGCTTTCACTATCCCAAGCCAGTTGCTATGACCAGGCTTGAGACTGCTGCCGACGATCAAAGAGGTTAATCCTGATTCGAGCGTTCCATTATTCGTTTGGCGTATTGCTCGATGAAATCGTGGCAAAAATCTGCCAGCACTGCGCCTTCTTTCAGTGACTGGGTGGTTTGGCGATGCAGCAGATCAGGCTGCGATTTGATGATGAGCTCTAGCATGCTTTCTGCGCTAATGCGAGCGGAAGACAGTTTCATGGGGAGTTCCTTTCGTAAATTGCTTAATGGGATTGACAATTTAACACGTTTAGATTTGCTCACCCAATTCCTGGCCACCGCGCCGGAACAAGTTTCAAACGGGGCAGCGGCTGCGCAGCTGCGACTTGGCGAATCCAGCCCGCCGGTCACGCCCCGACCCATTCACGGCTGGATGGAAGGCTGGACATGACTTTGAACAACGACCAGGCGCATGCGATACGCGCCGTCGATGCTGGACGGGGTGGGTGGAAATAATGTCCAACCCCTGGTTCCGCATGTATGCCGAGTTCGCGCACGACCCGAAGGTGCAAATGCTGCCCGAGGTAATGCAGCGTCGTTACGTCATGTTGATGTGCATGCGTTGCAGTAACGCGCTTGTAACGTTACAGGCAGATGAGATTGCGTTTCACCTGCGTATCGACGCCGCGCAACTTGAAGAAACGAAGGCGCTTTTCCTCGCGAAAGGTTTCATCAACGAGGCGTGGGAACTGCTGAACTGGGAAAAGCGCCAGTTCAGCTCAGACACCAGCGCACAGAGGGTGGCGAAGCACCGAGCGGCCAAGAAAGCAGCCGAAGAAGCCGCACGAAACGGCCATGTAACGTTACCGCAACAGAAAAGTAACGCCCTAGATACAGATACAGATACAGATACAGAAGAGAAGAGAAGAGCAGAGACAACGTCAAAAGCAGAAGCCAAAGCCACCGCGTCGCGGCTGCCTGCGGACTGGTCTGCATCAGCTGACGATATTGAATTTTGCAAAGCCGAGCGTCCCGACCTGGTGCCGACGCAGACCGAGCAGCGCTTCCGTGACTACTGGATCGCCCAGCCCGGCGTCAAGGGCCGCAAGGCGGATTGGCCGGCCACCTGGCGCAACTGGGTTCGAAACGAGCGTGCACCGCATGGTGCATCGGCAGGGCGCCCAGCGAAATTTGACCCGACCGCATTCGTCAATCGTGGCCGGCCGCAACCAGGGAGCCCGATATGAGCGCACTTGCTGCAGCTGGCAGCCCAAGCTGCTTCCTGGGCCAGTCAAGCACGGCGCCTGACTCGCGCTGGTTCGAGGTGCATCCGACCCTCAAGGTGTCGATGATCGAACACCTGTACAACCGCCTGGACGGTGCATATCCGCACTGGTGGGCATCCAATTTTGCCAGCGAAGTCGCGCTGCGGAACTGGGCCGAATCATGGGTCGAGGCCTTCGAGGAAGAGGGCATCACCCCCAAGGACGTCGCGGTCGGCCTGAAGGCCTGCCGTCTGCGCTACCAGAAGCCACCGAGCTGCGCTGAGTTCATCCAGGCATGCAAGCCCTTCGCCGACCCTGTGCCGGCGTACCACGAGGCCATCGTTGGCATCGAGGCCCGCCGCAAAGGCGAGTGGGGCGTCTGGTCCCATCCGGCGGTCTACTGGTCGGCGACGCTACTGGCACGCGATTTGATGATGCAGTCGTACGGCCAGGTAAAGGATCGCTGGGCGGCCACGCTGAGCGCGCAGCTGGCGCGCGGCCAATGGGCCGAGATCCCGGCGCCGGCGCCAGCGCTGCCGGCGCCGGGGAAGGGCAGTCTCTCTCGAGAGGATGCGGCCCGCATGCTGGCCGAGTTGGAGGCCAGTGGCGTCACCAAGTCGGCGCGGGCAACGCATTTCGACCACAAGACGTGGGCGCGCCGGATCATGGACCGGCTGGCGAACGGCGATAAGTCGCTGCATGCCATGCAGATCACCAACGCCAAGACCGCCCTTGGCATTATTTGAAAGATACGAATGAGTTTTCACCTGTTCCGGACCGGCAAGGCCAAGAATTACCACTACCGCTTCCAGATCGCTGGCGCGCGCGTGCAGCGCAGCACCCGCGAGAGCAGCAAGGCGAAAGCCAACGTGGTAGCGCAGCGTGCGTACGACGAGGCGCTGATCCTGACCAACGGCGGCAAAGTCGTGCCGACGCTGGCGGCCATGGCGCAGGAATGGCTGGAGGTGAACGGCCCGATCAGCAGCGCCGCGCACAAGCGCAGCGTCGAGACTACCGCCCGGCTGCACTTCTACGACCTGGGCCAACTGCCGCTGAACCAGATCACCACCAGCCTCGTAGAGCAGGCCCGTAATCTGCACCTGGTCGACCACGCCAAGGCCAGCGCGAACCACTGGCTGCGCGTGCTTAAGCTGATCGCAAACTGGGCCGTGAAGCGCGAGATCATCCGCTCGATTCCCTGGCAGGTGCGCATGCTCAAGGTGCAGAAGCGCCCGCGCTCGATCCTGCCTATCGCTGCCGTGGCCGAGTGGTTTGCAGCTGTCGATCAGGTCACGCGCGCAGACCCGTCGGTGGCCACGGCCATTCGCTTGATGTTCGGCCTGGGTCTGCGCGAGTCCGAGGCGGCCGGCGCGCGCTGGGAATGGCTGGACTGGCAGCGCGCCACCTACACGCCCGGCGTCACCAAGGGCCGCGAGGCCGAGCCCGTGCCTGTTCCTGCCTGGCTGGTCGAGCAGCTGGTGCCTCACCGCCAGGTGGAGGGCCTGATTGCCGGCAAGCGCGGCGGTGCCCATCAGCACCCGCCCGGCTTCGCGCGCAAGGCCATGAAGTCCGCCAACCTGAGCTGCAAGATCAAGGGCATCACCCCGCACAGGCTGCGCGGCACGTTCGCCACCATGCTGTCGGAGCAGGGCGTGCCGATCCAGACGATCCAGGCCGTGATGCGCCACAAGTCGCCGATGACCACCATGGCCTACCTGGAGAAAAACCGGGACACGGCGGCGCAGGCGCAGAACGATATCGCCGAGAAAATCGGTTTTGGGCGTGGCGAGAAAGTGGCGGGAGGCACCACGCAAACCCGCATGGATACAGACCTTCATGATTATCATCAGTCATCAGTTGATGGCAAATCGGGCCTCGATTCGGGGTCAACGGAACCAGCACCAGGAGAATAAATTGAACCCTAAAGATCACGTCCTGCGCGAAGTCGTCAACAGCTTGCGCGACATCGCTGTTGAGTTTCACGGAGCCGATCAGCTGCGCGAACGGCTGCGCGCCGCGCTGGCGCCGCTGCTCGATCAGCCGCCGGCCGCCGCCGAGCAAAAGCCCTTCATGTTCGCCATCATGGGACCAGACGGCACGGCACATATCGAAGAAAGCTGTGTCAGCAGCACCGCCAGCCAGCTGGCGCATGAGGTGAATTGCTTGAACGATTCCTCCGATACCGGCTACAGCATAGTTCCCGTCTTCCTGTCGGCATGCGCCCAGGCAGACTCTGGCGACGCCAAAAATGCAGCACGGTATCTGCATCTTCGGAACAAAATGTGTTTTACGTCATCGAGCGACGAGCTGCCAACTATGGCGCTGAGTTCCGCTATCCCCGCGCCAAATCATGACGTACATCACGACTGGTTTGCTGATCGGTTTGATGCCAGTGCTGATGCCGCCGTCGATGCCGACATGGCCCGTACTGAGGAAGACGACGAATGAGCAGCCGCGGCCCAATACCGGCGCCGGAAACACCGGCCGAGGCGGCGTACAAGCGCGACCGCGCCTTGTTGCGCGCGCTGTACACCTGCCAGCCCGTGCTGTTCGACGGCAAGCAGCACTTCCTGCACAGCATGTCTCCCCAGGTGCTGGGCGGCGGCGTATCGACAACTATTTACCTGATGGGCGACGCGACACCGCGCCAGCCCGGCGAAATCACTTTTATGGAGCAAGCGCAATGAGCCATCTTTTGGGCGCAAACCCAAGCTTTGCGATTTTGGATGAGTTGACTGACGCTGATCTCGTAGGCGCGTTGCATGCCAACGCGATCGACACCTTCCCCAGCGTGAACGGTTTTCCTGAGTTGCAAGTATCTGCCACCAATGTTCCTGGCATCCGCAGCGTAGTTTCAGCATGCCTCTCCATCATCGCCGAGCGTGCAGGTGCCCAATATCGGGCGGGTGCGAATGCAGCGCATGGCGAGGTGACGAGCGCATCCCAGGGAGTCGGCGATGTGACCAGTGAGGCAAGAGGAAGCGGTGCGCGCTTCAACTACGGCAAGCCGGATTACTCCCTGATCCCACTGACCACCTTGGCCGACGAGGCGCGCGTGTGGGCCTATGGCAAGGAAAAGTACGCGGCCTGGAACTGGGCCAAGGGCATGGCCTGGTCGATCCCGTTTGCCTGCCTGATGCGGCACATGGCAGCCTGGCAGGCCGGCGAAGAGTGCGATGCTGAATCGGGCCTGCCACACCTGGCGCACGCCATGTGCAATCTGCGCATGCTCACGCTCTATGCGACTAATTATCAAGAGGGTGATGATCGCCCGACAAAGGAACTGCAGCCATGAACCAGACACGACTCGGATCGCTGATCGAGGCCATTATCAATGTGGTGATCGGCTTCGCCATCAACTTCACCGCCAACATGCTGATCTTCCCGCTGTTTGGCTTTCACATCACCGCACGCGATAACCTGCTGCTGGGCCTGATCTACACGGTGATCAGCGTGGCGCGGTCGTACTGCATTCGCCGCTGGTTCAACGCAAAGCTGCACATGCTGGCACAAGCGGCGGCCACGGCGATTAAGAGGAATTGAGCAAAAGCGTTGGCGGGAAAGTGGCGAAGACCACCCCGCAACCCCGCATATTTCCTCATGTTCATGATTATTGTGAATCATCGGTTAAAAGCACCACCAACAACGAAAGGACGAAAAATGTTCAACTTCACATTTCCCTGGACCAAGCGCCGAGAAGCGCGCAAGGCAGCAGAACAGAAGGCGCGCCAGGATGCCGAGTTCGTGAGCGCCATCGTTGCCGTCAGCATGCGCGGTCACGAACGGGCGCAGCGGGCGCGCGCCGATGTCAGTACGGCACCAAGGCGCGCCAGCCAGGCCAGCACCATCTACAGCGCTCCAGAAAATAGCGAAGCGCCACCGAGCAGCTGGGCGCCGGTCAGCGCGCTGTCGCACCTGGTTGCCGGCGGCGGCACGTTCGATGGTGGAGGCGCTTCAGGCGACTGGGGTGGGTCGAGCTGCTCCTCCAGCGGCAGCGACTCGTCATCTGGATCGTCGGACAGTGGCAGCAGCTGCTCATCGGACTAAATTGCAACACAGCACAGGGATTGACATGCAACGAGAAAAAATTACGCTGGGATGGGCCGGCAAGAGCGCACCAGTGGCCGATATCACTTTCGTCGAGGTCGAGGACGAGGTTGTGGCACCAGATGCCCTGGCAGCGCCTTCGCGCGTCGTACTGGCGGTCACCGCGTGGACCGATCCTGAGCCGCTCGACCTGTGTCTTGAATTGTGGGCTGCCTGGATGGCGCACGATGCTGACCGCGACTTGGGCGTCAAAACGATGCGCGGACTGAGTGGGGAGGGGGATGGTCGCGGCGTGGATATGCACGAGGCGCAGCAGGCAACCGACACGCGCATCGCCCAGGCCACTGATGCGATGATCGATAGTATGGCGCGCATACACATCTGGGCGATCTACAATCTGTGCAGCCAGGCCACACCATGGAGGTTCCCAAACGCAGTATTTGCAGACGTTGCTATGGAGGCGCGCGCCGAGTTGGCCCAGCGCCTTAAAAATAATGTGTGCACTGCTGTTCTGTTCTGATATGATTCGTTCATAGGCGGTTTTCGCACGCCTAAACAAAAGCCCGCCTCTTTGCCGACGCGGGCTTTTTGCATTCCAGATCTCCGCCTTTCCCTGGGCTTTAGCCGCTGACCGCTTCGTGCGCCAGCGGCCTTTTTATTTGAGGTGTTCGATGAACCCGCGTCACTACCGAGACATGATCGTCCGCGCTGTGGGCGAGGCCGACGGCAAGACGCTTGGCCTCATAGTCGAGCATGTAGTTGACGCCGAACGCGCTAAGGAAATACTGCGCGCGAACGGGTACGGCGTGGCGGGCTTGTCTGCCAGTGCAACGGCCGCCCTTGTGCCACAAGTAAAACCAACTGAAAGAAAGCCACTTCCATGACCGTCCGCCTGCTGAAACCATACGCCCAGCGCCCTGTTGGTGCTATCGCCACGTTCGACGCAAGTACTGAGGCGGGCATGATCGAAGCCAAGCAGGCATCTGCTGACCTGACAGGTGGCTTTGAATACTTCTTACCGCGTCCAGGGATGAAACTGCAGGTGCCGCAGATTGCCGTTGGATCGCTGACTCTGCGGCCGGCCGAGCAAGCTCCAGCAGTCTTGCCTGAAGGTCAGGTGCTGAACGTATCAGGCATTGCGGGCACTGTTGGCAAAGTACATCGCCTCGACCCGACTGGCGGCAATACACCGCTGCAGTCGTGGACCATCGGTGCTGGTGCGTTGGCGCCTATCGGGGGGTATGCTGGCGAGCAGCGTTTTTTGCTGACTTGTTCGGCAGGCATTATTGATGCAACAGTTCAGAATGGCGCCGCTACTGCGCTGCAGCCCCGTAGCGGCCTGCTTGCCGCGCAATTGGCTGCTGCGCCGCGCAACCGCTTGTTGGTGGCGCCCATGGGCGCGGAGACTCAGACGTATGTAAACTTCGCAACATTTACTTGGCTGATGATCTTGCAGGTTGACGTGCCGTACGATGCTGCGCGGCCCATCCTATTCAATGCTGCCGCCAATGATATCCCTGGCCTGGTCTGCTGCGCTGCTGCCGGCGTAAATGCTGCTGATAAGACTGGCAATACACTTACATGGGTCGCCAGCACATTCGCGGGAGCCGCAACGGGGACCCAGAAAGCTGGCGCAGCTGATCGCCCGAGCGTCACCGCACCCGATTTCATCCCGGTCGCGGCAGTCCCGCGCACCGATGGCGGCCCTGGCTATCTGCTGTATCTGCGGGTCTGCGTGCCTACCGGTGGCACACTGACCAGCAGCCTCAGTATTAATACCGATCTGGTGCAACTCAACAGCCTAGGTAGCGGCATGATGTATTCCAACCGCGCGGGGGGCGATTTTGTTTCGACTGGGCAGGCCGCATATAACCCAGGCGCATCGCGTGGCGATTCCCCGATATGGGGCGTAGAACTCATCGTTCGCGGCCAGGCTGTGAGCATTTTAAATGCTGGCGACTCGATCACGCGTGCGCAGGCCTCGGCTGAGTTCAAGAGCCAGAATATGTTCCAGGTTGCAGCAAAACGTTTGAGCATGACGAAAGCCAGCATCCCGATCAGCAATGCGAATTGCGGCTGGTCCGGCCAGAAAAGCATTCAATACTTCGCACGCTTAAGCGACTTGCTGGCGGTAGTTCGTCCTACGATGGCCGTTTACGCGCCATTCTCGCCAAATGATGATCCGGGCACTGGTACGTTGACGCAGCCCATGGTGGATGGCATGCGCTGGCGCGTGTCGCAGTTTGTCGACGTGTGCCGTGCTGCACAGATCATCCCAGTGCTGTGGACAGGACTGCCCGCACTGAAAGGCTGGAATGTGGCATCTGATAACAGGCGCAAAGCGTTCAATGCTGAGCTGTTGTCGCTGTACGGCAAGGTGGCGGTGGTCACGGACTTTGATGCAGTGCTGAGCGACGGCGCCAGCCCGGCAGCGATTATCGCCGGCATGAGTGATGGTACCCATCCATACGACAACGCCATGAAACTGTTGGCAGATCGCTTTGAGACGGACGTGCTTGCGCCAGCCCTCAAGCTGCTCTCATAGTCCGAGGGAAGTACGATGCTTATTATTGAAACCGGCGGCGCCGGTCTAATGGCCATCTGATGGGGCGTCTGGCAGCGCTCAAGCCGCGTTTGCAGCAGCAGGCCATGAGCCGTGCGCCAGTGATGCAGCCAGGCTCATGGCGCACCGATCAAACGAGCAGCACCAAGCGCGGCTACGGCTACGCCTGGCAGAAGGCCCGCGCCGGCTATTTGCGCAGCCATCCGCTTTGCGTGTACTGCCTGCGTGATCCGGCCTATGCGGCCATCCGTGACATGGCGCCCAGCACGGCCATTTTGCGCTGTGCCGAGTTGGGCTTGGCTGCGCCCATGGCCTCCGTGGTCGACCACATCGAGCCGCATCGTGGCGACCAGGTGCTGTTCTGGAACAAGGCCAATTGGCAGTCGCTGTGCGGCACCCATCACAGCGCAGATAAGCAGCGCGAAGAGGCGGCCCATCGGCGTGGCGAATAGATGGCGCAAAAGCAACATCAGGAAATGTTTCAAAAAAGAAATGTTGAGATTGTGGAAAAATAACAACATGCATCAAAAGAAATATTTCAAAAAAGCAATATCGGGGGAGGGGGGCGAAAAGTTCCCGACCTCTCGCCGACCTAGACCGCGTCCTCTCCCACGCGCAGAATTTTTCCTTCACTGAGGGTTTTGTTAATGGCTTTAACAGGCAAAAAGCGTGCGTTCGCCGATGCCGTTTTGGCCGGCCGCAGCAATAAGGAAGCGGCGATCATGGCCGGGTACAGTCCGGCGACAGCATCGGCCGCCGGATCGCGCCTTGTTAAAGACCCGGCCGTAGCTGAGTACCTCAAGGCGGCGCGCGCCAGCGCGGCATCTGGCGCACCGGCGGCGCTGCCGACAGCCGTTCCACCGGCACGCCCCACGTTCGACTTGAACCGCGCGCTGCAGCATACGGACCCGAAAACGTTCCTGATGGCGGCGATGAACGATATCGAACTTGGCGAGAAGCTGCGCATCGATGCCGCAAAGGCCTTGATGCCCTTTGTGCACAAGAAGCCTGGCGAGGTGGGAAAGAAAGAGGAAAAACTGGATGCGGCACAAAAGGCCGCCGGCGGTCGCTTCGGCGCGCCACCCCCGCCGCCGCGCTTGGTATCTGGCGGCGGTAAATGACACCGCATCCAGAGTGGACGACGGCATGCCACGACTGGGAAACGCGCATTGTTGCAGGCCTTCCGCTGACGCCATGCCCGCCGCTATATCCTGACCAGGCTGCCGCGGCGTGGGCGATTTTTTCCGAACTGCGCATGGTGGACGCGCCCGGCAGCCCGAAGATGGGCGAGGTGGTCAAGCCTTGGGTGCGCGATTTTGTAGAGGCCATCTTCGGCGCATACAACCCGGAGACTGGCCGCCGGTTGATCAAAGAGTTCATGCTCCTGATCAGCAAAAAGAATGGCAAGTCGACCATCGCCGCCGGGATCATGCTGACGGCGTTGCTGCTGAACTGGCGCCTGGAGGGCGAATACATCGTCCTGGCACCAACGAAAGAGATCGCCGACAACAGCTACAAGCCGATGGCGGCAATGATCAAGGCTGATGACGAGCTGGCCGTGATGCTGAAGGTGCAGGACCATATCCGCACCATCACCCACCTCACCACCAACGCGACACTGAAGGTGGTGGCGGCCGATGGCGAGACAGTGTCGGGCAAGAAGGCCATCGGCGTATTTATCGACGAGCTGTGGCTGTTCGGTAAAAACCCGCGCGCCGACGCCATGCTGCTGGAAGCGACGGGTGGCCTGGCCTCGCGCCCCGAGGGTTTTGTTATTTTCGCTACGACGCAATCAGACGACCCGCCTGCTGGCGCGTTTCTGTCCCGGCTGCTGTATGCACGTGGCGTGCGCGACGGGACGATTCATGACCCGGCGTGCTACCCCATTCTGTATGAGTTCCCGGAGAGCATGCTCAAGGCTGGCGCGCACCGGGAAGTGGCGAACGCCTACGTGACGAACCCGAACATGGGCACATCGGTCGATGAGGAATTCATCGCGCGAGGCTTCCGCCAGGCGCAGGAAAAGGGCGAAGTGGAGTTCCGCGGCTTCCTGGCCAAGCACTTGAATGTACAGATCGGCCTGGCGCTGATGTCGAACCGCTGGCCGGGCGCCGATTTTTGGGAGCAGCAGGGCCTGCGCCCGGCGCTGACCTTGGACGATCTGCTGGCGCGCAGCGAAGTGGCCACCGTCGGCATCGATGGCGGCGGCTTGGACGACCTGCTGGGCCTGGCGGTGATCGGCCGCGAGCGCGAGACGCGCCGCTGGCTGCTGTGGACCAGGGCTTGGGCGCACCCCTCGGTGATGGAGCGGCGAAAAAGCGAGGCCGCCCGCTTCGAAGACTTCGCCAAGCAGGGCGACCTGGTGCTGGTCGAGCGCATCGGCGAGGACGTGGAGCAGGTGGCGGCGGCCGTGCTGCAAGTGGAGCAATCCGGGCTGCTCGACAAGGTGGGCGCCGACTCGGCCGGCATTGGCGCCATTCTCGATGCCATGGTCGAGGCCGGCGTGCCGCAGGAAAAAATTGTTGCTATTTCTCAGGGCTGGCGCCTGGGCGGTGCGATCAAGACCACCGAGCGCAAGCTGGCCGAGGGCGTGATCGAGCACGGCGGCCAGCCGATGATGGCCTGGTGCGTAGGCAATGCCAAGGTCGAACCGCGGGGCAATGCCATTTTAATTACCAAGCAGGCTTCCGGGTCCGCCAAGATCGACCCGCTGATGGCGACCTTCGATGCTGTATCCCTGATGGAACTAAATCCGCCGGCGCAAGGTGGCTCGGTGTATGAATCGCGCGGCATAAGGACTGTTTAACCCATGAGTTTATTCGATTTCTTCCGGCCATCTGCAGCGCCGGAGGCCAAGTCACGCCCGGACGAACCGGGTGATGCCCCGATACCTGTCGCCGCCGAGCCGTCGGCACCGAACATCCAGGCATCGACAGGCACCCTGTTCGCCGGCCTGGACGACCCTGACCTGCTTGCCTTCATGCGCACCGGCAGCGAGACCGCCTCGGGCGCCTATGTCAATGCGTCGAAGGCGCTGCAGAACATGGCCCTGCTGCGCTGCGTCACGCTGATCTCGGAATCGATCGGCATGCTGCCGCTCAACCTGGTCGAGCGTGGCGACGAGAAGCGCTATGCCACCGAGCACCCGCTTTATGACATTTTGAAGGCCAAGCCGAACAGCTGGCAGACGGCGTACGAGTTCAAGGCGCTGATGCAGCTGCGCGTCATGATGCACGGCAACGCCTACGCCCGCGTGATCTGGTCGCGCGACCAGGTGCTGCGCCTGATCCCGATGTGTCCGAAACGCGTGAAGGCAGAGCTGGACGACAGCTGGAACATGGTCTACACGTACACCCGCAAGGATGGCCGCCAGATCCCGCTGCCGGCGGAAGAAGTATTCCACCTGCGCGACCTGTCCGAAGATGGCGTGACTGGACTGTCGCGCGTGCGTCTGGCACATGAAGCCATCGGCATCGCGCTGCAGGCCGAGAAGGCTGCAGCACGCCTGTTCAAGAATGGCGTCATGGCTGGCGGTGCGCTCTCCGCGCCCAATGCACTCAGCGACACCGCCTTCGACCGCCTGAAAAACTCGATCAACGAGAAGACCGGCGCCGAGAATTCCGGCAAGTGGATGATCCTCGAAGAGGGCCTCAAGGCTGAAAAATGGGCCAATACGGCCGCCGATGCCCAGCACATCGAGAACCGTAATCACCAGATCGAGGAAATCGCTCGTGCCATGGGCGTGCCGCGCCCGCTTCTGATGATGGATGACACGTCCTGGGGCAGCGGCATCGAGCAACTGGCCATCCTGTTCATCCAGTTCTCGCTGCAACACTGGTTCACGATCTGGGAGCAAGGCATCGAGCGCACGCTGCTGTCGAAGGAAGACAACAAGAAGCTGCGTGCCAAATTCAACGAACGCGCGCTGCTACGCGGCACCTTGAAGGACCAGGCCGAATTCTTTACCAAGGCGCTGGGCAGCGGCGGCCATGCGCCGTGGATGACACAAAACGAAGTGCGCGAGCTGCAAGACCTGGCCCGTTCCAATGACAAGGGCGCAGACGAGCTGCGCGCGCCCGCTAACCAAGCGAAAACACCCAATGACCCTGTTAAAACTGCCTGAAATCAACGCCGCCCAGGGCCTGGGCAACATCCAGTTCGACATGCGCCCTGACGCCCTCGAGCGCTGGGAGCCGGGCATCCGCGCGGCGGCCGACGACGACGGCCCCACCATTTCCATCTACGACCGCATCGGCGAGTCTTACGACGGCGAAGGTGTGACCACCAAGCGCATTTCCGCCGCCCTGCGCAACATCGGCGCGCGCGACGTGACGGTGAACGTCAACTCGCCCGGCGGCGACTTCTTCCAAGGCGTTGCCATCTACAACCTGCTGCGCGAGCACAGGGCCAAGGTCACCGTCAAGGTGATGGGCATCGCCGCCTCGGCCGCGTCCGTGATCGCCATGGCTGGTGACGAGATCCTGATGGGTGACGGCGCCTTCCTGATGATCCACAACGCCTGGGCCATGGCGATCGGCAACCGCCACGACATGATCAAGGCATCCGAGCAGCTGGCGCCCTTTGATGCGGCCATGGCATCCGTCTACGCCGCCCGGTCCGGGCTGAGCGCGGCGGAAGCGGCCGCCATGATGGACAAGGAAAGCTGGATGGGCGCAGCCCAGGCCGTCGAGCAAGGCTTCGCCAGCGGCATCCTGGCGCGCGAGCAGATGGGGCACGATCCCGAGGCCAGCGCCGACACGAAATATCTTGCGATGGTGGAAGCGGCCATGGCCCGGGCGGGGCATTCCCGCTCCGTGCGCCGCGAAGCCATCAAGTCCCTGTTTTCTGGCACGCCGGGCGCTGCTGGAAAAATCGCCACGCCGAGCGCTGGCACCAAAGAAGTAGCAGCGTCACTGCAAACCCTGATCAACAATCTGAAAGGCAAATAATGAAAAAAGTAATGATGACCAGCATCGCCACGGCGATGATCGCCAGCGCCCTGGCGGCGCACGCTGCCCAGGCCAGCCAACCCGTTCCGCGCGGCATCGTGGCGGTGCGCGCCGACGGCGATGTGAATGCGCTGATCGAAGGCGTCAACAAGGCATTCCATGATTTCAAGGCCGAGCACACCAAGCAGCTGGACGAAATCAAGAAGGGCAACGCCGACGCGCTGCAGGCGCTGAAGGTGGACAACATCAACGCCGATATCGCCAAGCTGCAGGCGGCTGTCGACAAGGCCAACGAGCAGATCGCTGCGTCCGCAATGAATGGCGGCGGCGCGGCCCTGAAGGACAAGGAATATACCAATTCCTTCCAGTCCCACATGCAACGTGGCACCGTCGAAGCGAGCATGAACAAAGGCGCTGCTCCAGAAGGCGGTTTTCTGGCGCCAACCGAATGGGATCGTACGATCACCGATCGTTTGCTGGTGGTATCGCCAATGCGCGGTATCTGCTTCGTGCAGCCGACGTCGAAAGACAGCTTCACCAAGCTGTTCAACAACCGCGGCGCGACCTCGGGCTGGGTGGGTGAGGCCGCTGCGCGCCCAGAAACCAATACGCCAACGTTCGGCAGCTTGACCTACAAGCCTGGTGAGATTTACGCCAACCCGTCGGCAACACAGCAAATGCTCGACGATGCCGAGGTCAATCTGGAGGCCTGGCTGGCTGGCGAAGTCGATGGTGAATTTGCACTTCAGGAAGGCGCTGCATTCCTGTCTGGCAATGGTGCTGACAAGCCAACCGGCATCCTGACCTACATTACCGGCGGCGCCAATGCGGCGGCACACCCTTGGGGCGACATTAAAACCGTCGCCAGCGGCTCGGCGGCCGCCTTGACCTCGGATGGCATCATCGACCTGATCCATGCCCTGCCCGAAGAGTACACGGGCGATGCGCGCTTCATCATGAGCCGTACGACCCAAGGCTCGATTCGCAAAATGAAGGATGGCCAAGGCAACTACCTGTGGCAGCCGTCCATGCAGGCAGGCCAGCCTGCAACCCTGTCGGGTTACTCCATCACTACGATGCCCGGCATGCCGGCGGTAGCGGCCAACAGTACGCCGATTTTGTTTGGCGACTTCCGTCGTGGCTACATGATCGTCGACCGTATGGGCATTCGCGTGCTGCGTGATCCGTACTCGAAAAAGCCTTACGTCCAGTTCTACACCACCAAGCGCGTCGGCGGTGGCCTGCTGAACCCCGACACCATCAAAGCCCTCAAGGTCTCGGCATAACTGGAACGCCCCGGTCCACCCCGGCCCGGGGCCGCTATTGAAAGGAAAAATCATGATTTTCAGTAAAGAGTTTCTCGGCGTGCGCGACGGCGAAATCTATCCCGAAACGTTTCAGCCGGGCGATGAATGCCCGCCCGAACTGGTCGATGCGGCGCAGAGCCTGGAAGTGCTCGAAGTGCCTGAAGCGGTCGAGTCGAAGAAAAAGGACAAGTAATCCATGTTCCTGACACCTGAACTGGCCAAGGGCTACCAGCGCATCGTCGGCAACGATGAGGACGACGTGATCGCCCTGATTCTTTCGGCTGCCGAGCGCAACGCGCTGGTCTACCTGAACCGCCAGGTGTTCGCCGACAGTGCCGCCATGGAAGCGGCCATCACGGCCGGTACCGCCGGCGAGTTTCCGATGGTAATCGAGGACGATATCAAGCTCGGCATCCTGAAGCTGTTCGGCGACATGTACGAAAACCGCGAGGACAGCGTGCTGGCCGTGTCGGTGGCGCGGTTGCCGCTGGGCTCGCGCGAGCTGCTGCGCCCGCATCGCATCGGGAATGGCGTCTGATGCGCGCCGGCCAGCTGGACCGTCGAATCACCATCGAGCGCCCGGGCATGGTGGAGGGCGAGTATGGGCCGCAGCCTGGCGGCTGGGTGTCGGTTGCCGCACGCGTGCCCGCCCAGGTCAAGGATGCCCTGCCCAGCAAGTCGGAAACGGTGCAGGAGGGTATGGCTGTGGCCACCCGGCCGGCACGGCTGCGCATGCGGTATTTGCGCGGCATCACTTCCGATATGCGCATCACGCTGCATGGCGACATTGACGAGTTTTTCCAGATCGTTGGCGCCCCGGCCGAGATTGGCCGCCGGGAATGGTTGGAAATGACAATCGAGCAATATTCAACCCAGGGGCAATGATGGCTGACGACCGCAATATCACCGGCGGCAAGGCGCTGGACGATTTCCTCAAGTCCTTGCCGGCCAAGATCGAGCGCAACATCATGCGCTCGGCGCTGCGCCAGGGCGCCAACGTGTTCAAGGCCGAGGTGCGCGAAAACATTCCCGTCGACAGCGGCGAGCTGCGCCGCAGCGTGCGCGTGGTCACCAAGGCAAAGGGCGGTCGGGTTACGGCATCCGTGCGCGTGGGCAACAAGCGCGCCTGGTATGGACACATGGTGGAGTTCGGCACCAAGCCTCACAAGATCGTGCCGAAGAAGAAGGGCGCCCTGGTCATTGGCCAGACCCGCGCCATGGTGGTCGATCACCCGGGCGCCAAGCCCCATCCGTTCATCCGGCCGGCGTTTGACGCCAAGCCGGCCGCCGCCATCGCTGCCGTGGGCGCGCAGATCCGCAAGCGCCTGACCGCCGAGGGCATCAATGTGCCAGCGGCTGAAACCGACTAGGACGACCATGAAAATCAAGATGCTCAAAACTATCCCGGGCTCGACCGACGGCGTGACCGTGATCGAGCTGCAGGCCGGTACCGAATACGACATGACCGACGCCGCGCGCGGCGAGCGCCGTGCTGCTGCCTACATCCGCCGCGGCGAGGCCGTCGAAGTCATCGCGGCCGCCGCTGGCGGCGACCAGGCGGCAGTGGTGCCAGTTCCGCGGCCGCGCGGCAAAAAATGAGCGCAGTCAAAGTCATCCGTGCCTTGCTGACCGCGCATGCACCAGTGCTGGCCCTCGTGCCGGAAGAGCGCATCGTGGCCGGTACCGTGCCGCAGGGTACGCTGTTGCCCGCCATCGGGCTGACGGAGATCAGCCGCGTCGAGATGCCTACAGCATCGCTGTCGCAGCGCGCCGTCCAGGTGACGGCGCGTGTGCAGGTGACGGTGCACACCAGAACGTACCCGGAACAGAAGGCCGTGCTGCAGGCCGCCAGGCTGGGGCCAGGCGCGCATACCGGCACCGTAGCCGGTGTCTTGGTGCGCAGCGTGATGCGCGACATCGTCGGGCCTGACCTGAAGGATGAAGCGGCCAGCATTTTCGAGCAATGCCGCGATTTCAAGGTTGTTTTCGTCGAAGCAAATTAGTACTTCCCCGGTTGTATCAGCCCGCCCGCACCGCAATCCTGCGTGCGGGCTTTTTTATTGAAAGGTATCAAAATGGCATTCGAAAATGATTTCGAGACAGTCGCCGGCACCAAGCTGTATGTGTGCGCGACCCGCCCGGCCGACAACACGGTAGCGGCCTTCGCGGCGCTCACCTGGGTCGAGGTGGGCGACATTACCAACGTCGGCGGCGTGAAGGGGCGCGAATACAGCACTTCCACGCTGGCGACCGTCAGCAACGCCCATGACCGCGAAAAGAAGGGCTCCTACAAGTTGCCCAACGCGGAAATGGAATGCGCCTGGGTCGAAGACGACGCCGGCCAGATCCTGATCGAAGCGGCGGCCAACGACTACACCATCCCTGCGTTCAAGGTCGTCAAGCAGGGCGGCGGCATTCGCTACTTCACGGCCCAGGTCATGAAGTTTGTCGAAAACCTGGGCGGTAGCAACGACACCGTCAAGGGCGCTTTCACCCTGCTGCGCCAGAGCGACACCCTCACCGCGTAACAGCGGCAACCTCACGGCCTCGGCCACCCCTGCACCGACCTGGTCCGCTTCGCCCTTCGAGGGGCGGGCGGGCCTGGCACGGGCATTTATTCCCTCGAAGAAAGGCTTCACCATGTCCAATATCAAAAAATTCGCAGTCGACGAAACCAGCACGTTGCACCTGAAGGACGCCAATGACGACCTGATGTACGCCGATGGTGCAGACGGCAACCCGGACAAGAACAAACCCATGCGCATCAAGCTGTACGGCCCCGGCTCCAAGCAGTACGCCAAGGTGCAGGCCGCCAGCAACAACAAGCTGTTCACCCGCCTGAAGAAAAAAGGCAAGGAAGACCAGTCGGCGGAAGACCAGGCGCAGGAAGGTGCCGACAAGCTGGCAGCCCTCACGCATTCGTTCGAGAACATCAGCTACGACGACCTGACCGGTGAAGCGCTGCACAAGGCCGTGTACCTGGACGAAACCATCGGCTTCATTCCTGCCCAAGTCAACGGCCATCTGGGTGACTGGGCAAATTTTACGAAGACCTCGGCGAAGAACTAAGCCTGTTCGTGCGGTACAGCGCCTGGCTCGGCGCCGTGCCCGAGGCAAAAGAGGGCGCGCGGGCCGACAGCGCCGCGCTGTCGCGCCGCGAACGGATCGAGCGCGACGGTGGCGAAATTGAAACGCCGCCGTTCGACCAGGGCGATTACCTGATTGGCTACCTCTACGAGGTGGGGCCTACCGTGGCGGCCGGCATGGGCGCCGGCCCGGTGACATTTACCGAGATTGCCGCATGGCAGGCGGCGCGCGGCTTCGAGCTGGAGCCATGGGAGGCGCGCCTGCTGCGGCGCCTGTCGATCGACTACCTGGCCGAGTCGCACCGAGCTACCAAGCGGGATTGCCCTCCGCCGTGGGGTGGATCTGTTGCCGTTCGCGTCAGCGCCGACCGTGCATCAGCACGGGCCTTGGAGTTGTTTCTTGCATAGCAGGGGAAAAGCAAAAAGCCCGAACGCGGCAAACGTATCGGGCTTTTTTAATTCAGCATTCAATCTCGACTTGAAAGTGAATATACATGAAGTATACCCCGAAAAATAAAGTGAAGGTGGAGGGAAAGATGAACCAAAAGGATGCCGGGATTGTCGGTAAGCGCCTTGCTGCGGCGGCAGTGATTGCCGCAATCGGAATTGCCATCGGCTCAGCCTGTGCAGGATTGGCGCTCACATTGAAGCTGTTCTTGCAATAAAGACTGCCGCATCCGTAGTGCGGCAGTGCTTCACCAGTAAATTTTAAATACCCCATCACTCGCCTTCAGCGGGTTTTTTTTCGTCCACGCTACCCACGAGGTGGCTTTTTGTTATTGGAAAAGCAATGATTGTGGGTGATATGGAAATCCGGCTTCGCGCCGACATTGCTCGGCTGCAGGCCGACATGAACCAGGCGCGTCGCGTCGTCACGGAAACACAGGACAAGATCAACGCGGCCGCCAATGCCATGAAGACGGCGCTGGCCGGCATCGGCATCGGCGCCGGCCTGGCCGAAATCATCAAAATGGCCGATGAATACGCCAAATTCACGGCGCAGTTGCGCTTGGCGTCGACGTCCGTCGCCGATTACGCCGCTTCCTATGAGGCGGTGAAGCGTATCGCGAAAACATCGCAGCAGGATCTGGCCAGCACGGGGGTGCTGTATGCGCGAATTGCCAACGGCACGCGTGAACTCGGCACCACGCAAAAGCAAGTGGCTGCCATCACCGAGACCGTCAACCTGGCGCTGCGCGTGAGCGGCGCCACGGCAACCGAGTCGGCGTCGGCCCAGCTGCAGCTGTCGCAGGCGTTCGCGTCGGGCACGCTGCGCGGCGAGGAATTCAACGCCGTGAACGAGGCGGCGCCGCGCCTGATGAAGGCGCTGGCTGACGGCATGGGCTTGCCGGTGGGCGCGCTCAAGGCGATGGCGGGTGAGGGGTTGATCACTTCCAACATCATGGCCACGGTGCTGCCGAAGGCGTTGGAGTCGCTGCGTGAGGAAAGCAAGAATATCCAGACGATTTCGGGCGCCTTTACCGTGCTGAAAAATGAAATGCTGGAGTTTTTCGGCATCCAGGCTCAGGCCAATGGCACCGTAGCGATGATTACCAGTGCAATTCGGTTGCTCTCCGAAAATCTGGGAGGGCTGGTAATTATCCTTAAAACGCTGACTGCGTATCAAATCGGTACGTGGTTGGCAACCTGGGTGGCCAAGACGTATCAGCAGGTATCGGCAAGCATTGCCCTGCGAGCTGCTACGGTGGCAGCGGCTGAGGCCGAAATGGCAAGAACTACGACTCTTGTGGCGCAGTCGCAGGCAGCCATCACCGGTCTTGCAGTCACGCATGAGGCTACGCTTGTCAGGCTGCGCTCGGCAAATGCCGACATTGTTGCTGCTCAAGCCGCAATCGCTGCGGCCAGTGCTGCCGGTGCATTAAGTTTTGCACTTCGCACACTGCGATTGGCAACGGCAGAGCTTGCGGTCGCAGAAACGTTGCGAGCTGCGTTTCTGGTAGAGTCCGCCGCGCTTGATCGCGCCAAGGTCGCGGCTCTTGCGCAGCTTACAGCGGCAACGGCTGCGCAGGCCGCCGCCCAAGCAGCTTTGAATGGCGTCACTGCCGCAGGCATTACGGCCGCCGGTGTCGCGTCCAAAGCGATTGGATTCTTGGGTGGGCCAATCGGCGCGATCATCCTGCTGCTTGGTACTGCGGCCCTGGCATGGGAGGTGTTCGGGAAAAAAGCCAAAGCAGCCAATGAACAAGCGGCTGAATCTTTTGAAGAGGCCCATGCCCGGATCATCAAGGCCCTTGATACCCAGATCGATAAGCAGCAAAACCTGCTGCAGCTTAAAAATCTCGGCCTGACCAATCAACAGGCGGAAAAAGAACTGCCCATCATCAAGCAGCTGGAGGCGGCAACCAAAAGGATGGGCGACCTCAATGCGCGTGCTGGTGATTTTGCAGGAATCAGTAACGACGATGCAATTTTCAAGCGCATTGAGTTGAACAAGCAGATTAATGAATTGCTTGAAAAGCAAGCAAAAGCTACCAAGGGCGCGGCCGATGTTGCGAAGGTCACGGGAAACGAAGCCTATAACGAGTGGAAAAAGACCTATGCCACCCGCGAAGAGCAGCGTGCCGCCGAGATCGCCGACCTGAAATCGCGCAATTTGAATGCGGAGCAGTACGCCGACATTCTGGGCCGCATCAATTTGAAGTACGCCGACAAGGGTGCGGCAGCCGGGCTGAAAAAAGAGGAGCAAGCCTATGCGACCCTGATCGCCAGCATCCGCGAGAAGATCGAGGCCGGGCGCTTGGAGAATGCCACCGACGTCGATGCGACCGAGAGCCAGAATCTGCGCATCAAGCTGGAAGAGGAAATCAAGACAGGCAAGCTGAAACTGGCTGACGCGCACCTGATTGTGGCACGCGCGGCGCTGGAGGAACTGGCAGCTGAGGAAAAGATCGCCAAGGCCCGTGCCACGGAAAAGGATGTATCCGCGCGCATTCAGGAAAGCACGCTGGCGCGCCATGACTCCGCCGCGGCGCTTGCGGTGGAATACCAAATGATGGGCAAGTCCAGCGACGCACGTGAATTGGCCATGGTGGCGGTGCGCGAGCAGACGGCGCTGGAAAAGTTCCTACTGCAGGAAAAACTGGCCGGCAAGGCGGTCACCGAGGACCAGATCAAGCGCCTGACGGATGAGGCAGCCGCGCGCGTGCGTGTCGAGCAGGCCACACTGGCGCAGACCAAGGCGCTGGGCTATGCCGCCCAGCTGGCCGACGAGAACCGCCGCTTTGCTGCCGAATCGCTGTTTGACGAAAAGGCGCGCGCTGCCGCGCTGCTAAAAAACGACGCCGCCATGTGGCAAGAGCGCATTGCCTTGGCAGGTGATGGTACCGAGGCCCAGAAGCGCCTGCAGGAACAATACTTGACCTGGTACAGCAACCAGCTGGCCAAGCCCGAGATCGAAGCCAACCGAAAAATGTGGGAATCGATCGATACGACTGCACACGATACGTTCGTGTCCATCTTCGATTCGGGCAAGTCGGCTTTCGACCGCCTGCGCGACACCCTGAAAAACGGGCTGCTGGACCTGCTGTACCAAATGACGATCAAGAAATGGATCCTGAACATCGGCGCATCGGTATCGGGCGGCGGCGCGGCTGGCCTGGCATCAGCCGAAGGCCTGGGCCTGAGCGGCGGCGCGGCTGGCGGAGGCTTGGGTGGCATTGCTAGCCTGGCACAAAGCGCCAAAACGGCCTACACCATCGCCACTCAGGGATTCTCTGGCGTGGCCGCAGGCATCGGCGGCAGCATTGCCACATTGGGCAATCTTTTCGGCTCATCGGCGGTATCTGCGTTCGGTACGGGCATGAGTCTGACTGCTGCGCAGGCCAGCACAGCTGCAGCGGCCTACGGCTCGGCTGGTATGGCCGGCACCGGCTCGGCGCTGACTGCCGGTGCAGCAGCTGGGCCTCTGGTTGCCGCAGCTGCAGGCATTGCCGCGGGGGTGTTGGGTGGCCGAGCAATTTCGGGCCAGTACGGTAGCAACTCGACCGTAAACGTCGGCACTGGTATTGGCGCAATCGCTGGGGCATTCATGGGTGGCCCCATCGGCGCGGCGATCGGCGGCGCCCTGGGCGGCGTAATTGGCGGCATTGGCAATCGCATCTTCGGCATGGGCGACAAGAAGTACGGAGAAACGGGGATCACCGGCACGCTGTCCGGTACCGGCTTTAGCGGTACCGAGTATGCCAAATGGACGCAAAAGGGTGGCTGGCTGCGTAGCGACAAGTCGGACACGGACCGCAAAGCCGTCGACGCCACGACGTCCAATGCGTTTGTGGAGACCTACGCCGCCATTCGTAACGTCTCTGCCACCCTGGCCAATACGCTGGGCATCGATACGTCCAGCCTGGCCACGCGCGCCCAGGCGCTCAACATCAACCTGACCGGCCTTACCACTGAAGCGGATCGGATGGGCGCCGTGACCAAGTTCTTTGAAGGTGTCGGCAATGCCATTGCCGTCGAACTGCTGCCCAATGTCGGCCAGTTCAAGCAAGGGAACGAAGAACTGAGCGTCACCTTGCAGCGCGTGGCCGGAAATTACGCCGGCGTCGACGCTGCGCTGCAGCTGATCGGCCGCACATCGCAAGAGGCCTTCGGCGCTGTGGGCGTCGCCACCATTGGCGCGCGCGAAAACCTGATCAAGCTGGCCGGCAGCCTGGACTCGCTCTCCAGCGGGACCAGCTTCTTTTCCGAAAACTTCCTGACGGAAGCCGAAAGGATGGCGCCCGTGCTCTCGACCGTGGCCGATACGCTGGGTAAGCTCGGCATGGCCGGCACCACGACCATGGACGATTACAAAAAGAAGGTGCTGGGTCTGAACCTGGCCAGCGCGGCGGACCAGGAGCTGTACATCAAGTTGCTGGCTCTGGCGCCCGCGTTCAAGGCGGCATCGGATTACAGCAGCCAGCTGGCCGCCGCGACGGGCAACTATGCCGCCGTGGTCAAAACGGCCAGCGAGATCGCCAGCGAGCGGATGGATCTGCAGAAACAGCTGAACGAGCTGACGAAAAGCGAAACGGAACTGCTGGCCATCCAGCGCTCCAGCATCGCCGCCGTCAACCGTGCACTGTTCGACCAGGTGCAGGCCGCCAAAGCGGTGGTCTCAGCCAAGGATGCACTGGGCAAGGCCTACGAAAAGGAATCGGCCGCAGCCCAGACGGCGCTGGATAAATCGAAGTCGTGGGTGGCGACCTTGAACAGCCTGAACGACAGCATGGCCCTTGGCGGCCAGTCCGTGCTGACGCCGGAGCAAAAGTATGCCGAGGCGCGAGCCCAGTTCGAGAAGACCCTGGCGGCGGCAAATGCCGGCGACACGACGGCGCAGTCCGGGCTGTCGGCTGCCGAGCAGGCCTTCTTGACGGCATCGCAGGTAGTCAACGCCTCGGATGCGAAGTACGCGGCGGATTACGCGCGCGTCATCGCCGCCAACCAGGACGCTGCCAAGTGGGCCTCCGCTCAGGTCGACGTGCAGCAGGCCAGCCTGGACGCCCTCAAGGCCCAGGTGTCGGGCCTGATCACCATCAACGACAGTGTGCTGACGGTGGCGCAAGCCATCGCCAACCTGCATGCCGCGATGGGCACGGCGACCGGCCTGGGCGTGCAGTTCGACGGTTCCCATGCCGGCGGCCTGGCCAATGTGCCGTTTGACGGCTACGCGGCCGAGCTGCACCGCGGCGAAGTGGTAGTGGATGCGCAAGCGGCCGCTGCCATGCGCCGGTATTTCGGTGGTGCGCCAAGCCAGGGCGGCGGCAACAACGACGCCCTGGTGGCCGAGATCAAGAGCCTGCGGGAAGAGGTCAAGGGCTTGCGTGCCGATCAGGACAAGCAGACCGGCGCCGCCATCCAGGCCACAGTCGAATCGAACGCCGTTGCCGCGAAAACCGTGGTCGAGGGCGTTGATAAATCTGCCCGGGCAGCCGCTCGGGTGAAACAGGTGGAGTACAGTAAATGACAGATGCACAATTCCTGGAGTGGCTGGAGACACCTTCGGCCATTCGCATGGTGCTCATCGAGGTGCAAGTGAACGTGGCCGGTCAGGAGGTGACGCGCTATATCGCCTCCCGACCGTACCTCACCGGGCCGCTCGAGGTGCCGGCGAACACCGAGTATCTGCCTCTGGCCACCGGTGGCCTGGCCTTTACCGAGCAGGTCAGCCTGACGGGCGAGGCGGGCTTGTCCGGCGGTGATATCGAGCTGGACAATGCTGATGGCGCGCTCGATAGCTGGCTCGCCGACGTCTGGCGAAACCGGCCGATCAAGGTCTGGTCGGGCGACCTGCGTTGGCCGCGCGTGGATTTTCGCCTGGTCTTCGACGGCATCATTGCCGACGTTGGCAGCACGGACCGCAATTCCATTAACCTGGCGCTGCGCGACAAGCTGCAGCGCCTGGACACGCCGATTACCGAGGCCAAGCTGGGCGGCGTTTCGACAAACAAGGATGTAACGCTGCCCATTCCGCTCGGCGAATGCCACAACGTGACGCCGCTGCTGACGAACCCGGCGACGCTGGAATACGGGTTTCTCGGTGCTGTCGAGTCGATATTCGAGGTGCGCACCAACGGCAAGCCGGTGCCGATCACGGTCGACAACGCGACGGGCCGCTTCAAACTGACTATCAACCCGCTGGCCAATGCGGTGACGGCCAGCGTGCAGGGTGACAACGTCGGCGGCTATGCGCCCCGTATCGCGCCGCTGGTGCAGCGCATCGCCACCGGCTACGGCAAGGTGGAGGACCGTTTTACTGCCGCCGACCTGGACCTGCTCAACCTGGCCGCCTTCGATGCCGCGCACCCGCAGCTGGTGGGCCTGTATGTGTCGGACCGGACCAATCAGGCACAGGCTATCCAGCAGCTGGCGGCCAGCGTGGGCGCGCAGGCGCTGATGTCGCGCACCGGCAAGCTGCGCCTGATCCAGATCGCGTTGCCGGCCGCCGGCGTGCCGGTGGAGATCGGCCCCGACCAGATGCTGGAAGGCTCGCTGCATCCGGCTCAGCGCCTGGCGGTGGTGGCGGCCGTCAAGATCGGATACGACCGGAACTGGACCGTGCAGGCCAACCTGACGACCAGCATCCCGCCCGCGCATGCCGATCTGTACGCCACGGAATGGCTGACGGAGACGGTGGTCGATGAGGTGGTTAAGGCACGCTACCGCTTGACCGATGATCCGCCTCAAGTCGATACCTGCCTCAAAACCACTGAAGACGCGCACGCGGAAGCGGCGCGGCGCCTGGCGCTGCACAAGGTGCAACGCACGATTTACGAGTTTGACGGGGAGCCGGAGATGATGCTGTTGGAGCTGGGGCAGCCTGTGGTGCTGCGCGATAAGCGTTTTGGCCTGCAGGACGGCGCGCCTGGCGTGGTGGTGATCCTGTCGCCATCGTGGCTGACCGGCCGCGTCACCGTCGGGGTGTTGGTATGACCCCCATCGGCGGTACCCGTGACCGCTTGATCATGAACACCGTGCCGCGCTTCGAGCCGGCCAACGATCGCGTGCTGCTGCTGGCGGCGACGGCGCAGGCCTTCAAGGTGGCGGCCACGACAATCGCGGCGCCGGCCAGCATTGATTTCACGGCCGGGCTGGTAAATATGCAGGGCCAGGTGGCATTCTCCGCCAGCAATGCCAGCGTGCTGACGCGCGTCGGCAACGTGGCCACGCTGACGTATGGCGGCATGGTGGGCGAGAGCGTGACGATCACGGCCAGCATCGTGTCCGATGGCCTGACCTATACGGCCAGCCAGACCGTCAGCAAGATATTTGACGGCGTGACCGGCAATTCCTCGCGCGTTTGCTACAGCAAGACCAGCCTCTCCTCGCTGGCCACCGCCCCGGCAACGATCAGCACGGAGGGTAGCACGTCGTTCCCACCGCTCAATACCTGGGGCGCGGGTACGGTGTGGGAGGGATCGCCGCAGGCCTTTGGCGCCGGCGAATCGCTGTACCGGTCCGACGGCATTTTCAATCCGGCCAGCGGCACCACAAGCTGGGCCGCGCCCTACCTCAACGCATTGAAGGTGGGGCAGCTGAGCGCGATCAGCGCCGATCTTGGTCAGGTGACGGCGGGCGACATTTACAGCGCGACGCTGCATGGCGGCGCCGGGTATCCCTCCAGTAATTACGGCTGGCCCAGCAACGGCGGCACTGGCTTTCATTTGAGCGCCCAAGGTTTGCTTATCGGCAATATCAACGTGCCAGGTGGATTTTTCCAGCTGTCGAGTTCTGGCTATTTTGAAATGCCAGGGCTGACTGTGACCCCCGGATCAGCGGGATCCGCACCGATTGCAAAGTTTTCCGGGGAACTTGTGTCGGCCACCGGAACGATTGGCCTGTTGCGCAGCCGGGCAACTGGCGGGCGTATCGAAATCGCTGGTGACGCTATTAAAATTTTCGATGACTTCGGTACTCGGCGCGGCGTATTTGGGAACCGCGAAACATGAAATATGGACTGACACTATATAAGCCTGACGGCACAGTGCTGGTCAGATCGGAGAGTTTTGGTATCGTATTTGTTGACCTGATGGTCATAACGCCGGGCATGACTGCAGTCCGAGCATTTCCCGCATTCACCGGGCGCACGTTTAAGACACTAAGTGGCTCATTGGCACAACTGAGCTACCCAGGTGGGGTGCCGACAGTTTCTGTCGATGGATCTGAATTTAAAAAAATTGAAAAAATATATATCTTCTCTTTATGAAATTCGGAATCCATATTGAAAATAATGACGGTGGGCTGATTCTTTCTGCGGAAAGCCCGGGTCTGGCCTACATCGGCTCGGCGCCTTTCATCGGGTCGGCTGATGAGCCCGGCTCTCCCAGCACGGCGAAGGTGTTGGGCCGCTACCGTATATCTTCGATAAACGAGCCGCTGGTTTTCATCGAACTGGTGCCAGGCGCGCTGTTCAACGTCTATTCGGTGACGCTGTCGGCCAGCAACACGTGGGACATCTTGGTCTATTGCTCAGACGTCTCCGGTGGAAGCGGGGCTATTCCGACTGCTCGGGTGGCTACCGTCCATTGTTTCGCCCCACTTGTTGGTCCTGTGAGTAGCGGATATGGGTTTTGGCTATTTGATGCCGCCGGAAACTGCACATTTGATCTTGGCGCCAAGATGATCATGCCGCGTGCCATTGGCGAGTTCCCCGCAGCGACTCCTCCTCCCGACTCGTTTGATCTGCAAAGCTACGCAATACCAAGCATGGCACGCCCCGCGATTTGCGGCCTTGCCGACGGCGTCGGATCGAGAGGGTTGGTTAACATTTCCGGCTCGGGAACCTCGACGGAACTCGATTTTTCTGGCGCTTTTTTATTCCGCGCTCCCAGCACATTGGACCGAACGCAAATGTGCGTCTATGCGGAGCCTGTTGACATTCCGCCATTCGCGCTGCGAATGCGCTACCGCGCCAGCACCGTACTGCTCATTGATATGGCAGATTATTAATACTAAATTTTGGGATAACGACATGACCCACAAAGAGCTGGCGACACCATGAGCAACCTGCGCATCATCTACGACAATGCTGGCGACCGCGCCGTGCTCTCTGCATCCAGCCAGGCCGGCGCGCTGGGCCCGGCCAACCTGCAGCGCGGGCGCAAGTCCGCAGTGCTGCGCTCGGTCGGCACAACCCTGACCATCACCGCGACGCTGCCGCTGGGCGAGATCTTGGGCGGCGTGGTCCTGCCATTCTGCAACCTGACTTCGAATGCCAAAATGCGCGTGCGCGGCTATACCGCGCCAGGCGATGCCGTGCCGGCGATTGATACCGGCCTGATCCTGGCTTGCGCCTATGCACCACTGGGCGCCTGGGACTTTGGCGCTACGGCACTGGCGGTCAATGCCTTTTCGTTTGGCGGCGGCGCCTATGCTCGGGCCTGGTTCCCGCGCAAGACCGCGCGTCATTTTGTGATCGACCTCGCCGACCCTGGCAATCCCGCCGGCTACATCGAGTGCTCGCGCTTGGTGATGGGGAATTACTGGGAGCCGGAGAACAACGCCAGCTACGGCGCCAGCGTGACGCCGCTCGACACATCGACGCTCTACAGGACGGCCGGTGGTGAGCAGCGGGTTGCCGCTGGCAGCACCTACCGCAAGTTGTCTTTGCCGCTCGAGCACATGACCCCGCTGGATCGCGCCGCCGTGTGGCGCCTGGTGCGCGGCAGCGGCAAGCGCCTGCCGATTCTGGTGAGCCTGTTTCCTGACGATGCTGATCCCGAGCTCGAGCAAACCCACCAGCTGTACGGCCGCCTTGCTGAACTGGCCGCCATCTCGACACCGTATTTTCAAACCTATGCAACATCGCTTGATATCGAGGAGCTGTAATGGCAGACATTTTTTACGCGGGCATGCCGGACTGGCTCGACGCGCTCAATCAGTTGGCGAATGGGCAACTGGAGCCAATTCAGGTCGACTGGAACGCTATGCCCGGCTCCATCAAAGCGATCCTGAACAAGCCGATCCTGGCGGCCGTGGCTACATCGGGTAGTAAAGGCGACATTGGCCTCGGCAACGTCGACAACACCAGCGATGCCAACAAACCGGTGTCGATCCTGCAACAGGCAGCGTTGGACGGAAAGGCAGCCAAAGGCAGCAAGGCTGATGCTGGACTGTCCAACGTCGACAACACCAGCGATGCCAACAAACCGGTGTCGATCCTGCAACAGGCAGCGCTCAATTTGAAGGTGAATGCGGCAAGTCCGAGCACCACTGGTACCTGGTCGCATAGCGGTGGGTCGCTATCGTTGAATTCCGGCGCGGCCAATTGGGGATCACTCGGCTCGGCCTCGGCGAGTTCGTCGTACCTCGCATTTATTCGGGGGGGAACTAGTGCACCCGCAGGGTACATCGGCACAGATGGCGGGGGGGTTATTAGTGGTGGCAGCGGCACCAATCTAGTGCTGAGAGCAACTAACTACTTACAGTTGGGGGCCGATTCAGGAGCTGTCCTGCCGATTACCGACGCTACGGCAACCTTCGGTTCTTCGGGCTACCGCTGGACGAATTCATATTTCACGGTGTCGCCGACCATCACGTCTGATGCGCGCGAGAAAGACAGGTTTCGCGTACTCACTCCCACTGAGATCGCGGCAGCCGCTGACCTGGCACGAGCGATTGGAGTCTACCGCTGGAAAACCGCAATAATGTTGAAGGGAGACGGTGCCCGCGAACATATCGGGCCGACAGTCCAGGCCGCGATACAGATCATGGAATCGTACGGTCTCGACCCGTTCAAATATGGATTCATCTGCTACGACTCGTGGCAGGGAGGAACCATCGAGCATGCGGCCATCGAGGCGACAGACGACCGGGAAATGCAGGCAGCATGGACGGAAACGATTCCCGCCGGTGACCGGTACGCATTCCGCTACGACGAGTTGAATCAGTTTATCGCGGCAGGTTTCGAAGCGCGCCAGGCCGCAATCGAGGCCCGGCTCGCCGCCTTGGAAAGCGCAGTTCCGTAATTTTACGTCGTTGACTTACAGCAATCTAGCCGCCTCCGGGCGGCTTTTTCATTTCCACCACCTGAAAGGCACTACATGGCCATCGAAACAACCGCCGCCGGCGGCGCACTGATCAAAATTTTTGGCATTCCGGTCCTGGCCGGCGCTGCCGCAACTTCACTGGGATTCATGTTCATGTGGCCAAAAACAGCCAAGGAAGCGGGCGTACGCTTCTTCGTCACCATTCTCTTTTCCGCCCTGATGGGTCCGGCCTTGGTCGTGGTCGTGCGCAACTGGGCGCCAAGTCTGTTCGACAGCGCGCGCGCCGTCGCCGTGCTGTACGGCAGCGACCCGGCCCTGGGCTTCCTGTTCATCGCTGCGCCGCTGATGGTGGCCGCCGGCTTGCCCGCCTGGTGGGTGCTGGGCGCCACGGTGCGCTGGCTCGACAAGCGCAAGGACAAGGACATCGGAGAGCTGGCACGCGACGCGGCCGCCATCGTCAAGGACGTGCGGGGTGGCCTGTGAACCTGAGCCCACATTTCGGTCTGGCCGAGCTGGTCGCCTCGCAGGTGGCCACCCGCCAGGGCATCGACAACGCGCCTGCACCCGCCATCGTCGCCAACCTCACGCGCCTGGCCGCGCTGCTCGAGCAGGTGCGCGCGCTGGTCGGCGCGCCCATCGCCATTTCCAGCGGCTACCGCTCGCCGGCGCTGAACAAGGCCGTGGGCGGCGCGGCCAGCAGTGCGCACGTGCTGGGCCTGGCCGCCGATATCAGCACGGCCAAGCTGGCGCCCAAGGCGCTGGCCCTGCTGATCCGGCAAAGCGATATCGCCTTCGACCAGCTGATCTACGAGGGCACATGGGTGCACATCGCGCTGTCGGCCAGCGCGCCGCGGCGCCAGGTGCTGACGGCCAAGTTCGCCGGCGGCGGCGTCAGCTACGTGGCGGGCATCGTATGAGCGCCCTGGGCGCGCTGGCGGGCGCCGCCGTCAGCGGAATCTGGAAGGCGGCGGCCATTGTCCTGGCCGGTGTTCTGCTGGCTGTTGCCAGCTCCACCGGTACCGGCTGGTGGCTGGCCGCCAGCGACCGTGACACCGCGCGCGCGGCGCTGGTGCTGGAGCAGGGCGTCACCGCTGCGCTGCGGGCCTCGATCGGCGAGCAAAACCGCGCCATCGATGGCATGGCCAAGGCAACCCTGGCGGCGCAGGAGCGCGGCGCCGCGGCGCAGGCGGCGGCAGCTGCCAATGGCAAGAAATACGACGCGGCCCTGGCGAAGGTCGTTGGCGTGCGTGCAACGACCTGCGACGAGGCCATGCCGGCCGTCAGGCAGATCCTGGAGGGCGTGCGATGAAAAAGGAAACCTTCAACTTGACCAAATTGGCATGTTTGGCCATGGCCTTGCTGCTTGTAGGCTGCACCAGCGCGCCGCCGGCGGTGCAGCGAGTCGAAGTTCCCGTCTTCACACCATGCGTAAAGGAGGTGCCGCAGCGCCCGGTCTACGAATTCGACCAGCTGGCACCAGCTGTAACGGATGGCGAGATCGTCCTGGCGCTGGCACGGGACTGGCCGCACGGCCGGAAGTATGAAGTGGAACTGGAGGCAGTAATTGCGGGCTGTATTCTGCCAGATGAAAAAGCAGAGCGCTGATTGTCGCTGCGCTAACAGCGGCAATCAGCCGGTGAAGCCTGGTGAGTGGGCTTGGATTGCTTCATGGGAGGAATTCAACTTTACCACTAGGAGGTACACATTTTGGCATTACCCATCATCCCTTGGATCGGCGGCAAACGACGCCTGGCTGACCGCATCATCCCGCAATTTCCGCCTCACACTTGCTACGTCGAGGTTTTCGCCGGCGGCGCCGCGCTGTACTTCATGCGGCCGCCGGCCGAGGTCGAAGTGCTGAACGACGTCAACGGAGAACTGATCAACCTGTATCGCGTCGTGAAGTGCCACCTGGAGGAATTCGTGCGCCAGTTCAAGTGGGCGCTGTCGAGCCGCGAGGTGTTCAAGTGGCTGCAGGACACGCCTCCGCATACACTGACGGACCTGCAGCGCGCGGCGCGCTTCTTCTACTTGCAGCAGCATGCCTTCGGCGGCAAGGTCGACGGGCAGAATTGGGGCACGGCCACGACCGCGCCGCCGCTCAACCTGCTGCGCATCGAGGAGAACCTGTCGGCCGCGCACCTGCGTCTTTCTAGCGCCTACATCGAAAACTTGGACTGGTACAAGTGCATGGAGCGCTACGATCGGCCGCATACTCTGTTTTACCTGGACCCGCCGTACTGGGAGACGGCCGGGTATGGCGTGGAGTTTGAATTTGCCCAGTACGAGAAGATGGCCGAGCTGATGGCCAGGCTGAAAGGCAAGGCCATCTTGAGCCTGAATGACCACCCTGACATCCGGCGTGTGTTTACCGACTTCCAGATGGATACAACCGGCATTCAGTACAACGTGGGCGGAGGTGGTAAGGCAGTCGAGCGCAGCGAACTGATTATTTACAGCTGGGATAAGGCAGCCGAGCCAGCTGGATTGTTCTAA